TTAACGCGCCCCCATTTGCTTTTTATATTCCGCGATCAAAATTTTTGCGGTGTCGAAGTCTATTTTCTCATTCACGGCCAACCGCTTTACTAAACCAATATATGGCTCATTGGCGGTATCCTCGCTGATTTGAATTTTTTGGATTAGTTTGTCAAGCCGCAATCGGACTGTCGGATAGGTAACACTATATTGGCGTGCCATTTCCTTTAATGACCCGGAAGCTAACAAAAACTTCTTGATAAATGTAACATCTTCATCTTCAAGGTTTACCATCCAATCGGGTATCATTTCCAACGGCATAGACTTCACCTCCATATATTTAACTATATTGATTATATTATTGAATATTATTAAAGTCAAGAATAAGCTTATATTTTATTTTTGTTATTATATTCGCCCTTAATTGCCTGCGGGCAACATCACTCGGCGTTAGCCGAAGATCACCGCGCGGGAATGTATCTCGCCGCAGGCGAACAAAAAAAGAACGATGAAATTGATACAATTTCATCGTTCTTTATGGCATGGGTGCTATCTTTTGATAAAACTTCGTCCGCCGTTAACCCTTGGTGGACGAAAAATTACTAGAGGTGGACGAAATATTTATGCCTCAATCACCGTGCCGCTTTTGAAATGGAACGCCAGTCGCTCATCGTTTATGACCACAACCTTTTCAATAGAGACAAGCCACAGCTTTTCATCGAACTCCTCCACAACGCGCGGTCGAGACTTGATGTCTTGTATGAAGGACTTCAGCAACAGGGCTTTCCCGATCCGCTCTGATCGTTGGGCTTCCAGTGCGTCGACGCGCTCTTTAGCAGTCTGGTACCGCTCAAGATATGCATCGTTGCGTTTATTGAACTCCGTTTGATTAATTGCGGAATTGGCGTTCTCATATATAGCCTTACGCGACAGTTCGCTGACCACCTCCACCTCCCGGCGGTACTCGGCGATTTCCTTTTCAATCTTGGTGCAGTTACAAAGGACGTCATATGCAAGATTACAATCCTCCAGCAGTTTCTTCCGTTTACTCATCAAAGTGTTGAATGCTGTGAGGAATCGCTCTTTCAAATCATCCTCGTTCAGATGAGGTGACCGGCAGATGTCGCCGCCCTTATACTTGTCATTACACTGCCAGATTGTTCGGCGGTATTTCGTATTGCTGCCCCAGACCTTTGAGCCGTAATACCCACCGCATTTACCGCAGACGATTATCGAAGAAAACGGGCTGTTGCAAGTGCGCGGCCTGCCGAAGTTTTTTCGTCGTTCCATCTCAGCCTGCACCGCGTCGAATTCCTCTGGGTCGATGATAGCAGGATGGCTGTTCTGGACGTAGTATTGCGGAACCTCACCTTGATTTTCCTTCATCTTTTTTGTCAGGAAGTCCACCGTGAACTTCTTCTGGAGAAGCGCGTCGCCCTTGTATTTCTCATTCGTCAGGATGGATTTCACGGTGCTGGATTGCCATGTCTTTTTGCCCGATGGAGTCGGAATGTCCTGTCCCACTAAATACTTTGCAATTGCCGATGGAGTCTTGCCTTCGGTGAATTGGCGGAATATCATGCGGACGATTTTGGCTTCGGCTTCCACTATCTTTGGCTGTCCATCCTCGCCCTTCTCGTAACCGAGGAATTGCTTGTAGGGCATACTGACCTTGCCGTCGGAGAAACGCTTTCGCTGGCCCCATGTCACGTTTTCTGAGAGGGAGCGGCTTTCCTCCTGCGCCAGCGACGACATAATCGTAATGAGCAGTTCGCCCTTGCTGTCGAGGGTGTAGATATTCTCTTTCTCAAACCAGACTTCGACGCCCTTTGCCTTGAGCTTGCGGACGGTGGTTAGGCTGTCAACCGTGTTCCGGGCAAAACGGGAAACAGACTTTGTAACGAGCAGATCGAACTCTCCGGCAAGCCCGTCAGCGACCATCTGCTTAAAGCCCTCGCGCCGTTTTGTGTTGACCGCCGAAATACCTTCGTCCGTATATACGGTGACGAACTCCCAGTCGGTCCGCTGCTGTATAAATTTGGTGTAGTAGTCCACCTGGGCTTCGTAGCTGGTGAGCTGTTCTTCGCTGTCAGTGGAAACGCGGGCATATGCTGCCACGCGTCGTTTTGTCATTGAGGAGGCATGATGTCCCGAAATCTTCTGTATCGTTGCTGGTATAACCGTTATTGCTTTTCCTTTTGCCATGTACTGTTCCTCCTCTCCATAGTGCGGCGCCGTGCCTCCTCACGCATTTCTAACGTCCAGCTTTCGGACCGGGAGCGATCACGCCATGTATGTTCCACTGTCCGGCCGTCAGAAAGAACGAATATCAGGCGGTTGGCGCCGGGAACCCGTATCTCGGTAACCTGATGGGCAAAAGCGTCCTCGTCAAATTCCGTTATGCCCAGCACCTCGGCGCTGACCGTCATAAGGATAGATTCCGGTATCTGCTTGGACTGGCACGCATTTCTACCGTGGTCAAGGTAGGTCATACACTGCCAAAAGTGTCTGTAGTTGGTGATTTTCCTTTTGAAATTTTTACCGCAGCTTTCGCAGAGGATTTTGCCGGTGAAAGGGTATTTAGGCTTCTTATTACCGCCAATTGCATGATTATAGGATGCTCGCTCAGCGCTGACTTGACGGGCCTTCTCAAAAGTCTCAACGCTGATTATAGCCGGATGCGTTTGTTCGGCGTAATATCTCGGAAGCTGGCCTGTGTTTGTTAGTTGCCGTTTCGTAAGGTGGTCTACCACGAATGTCTTCTGGAGCAGGGCATTACCCGTATACTTTTCGTTACGTAAAAGATGTGTAATGCTGGTGGGCTTCCACTTACCGCCGAGGTATTTTGGAACCCCCATAGCGTTCAACTTCTTTGCTATCTTGTGACCACCCATACCCCCAATATAATCCTCGAAAATCATACGCACGACGGTAGCCTGTTCTTCGTTGATGGTAATGCCGTCCTTGGTTATGTTATAGCCATACATATTGAAGAACCCAACGACCTCACCTTGCTCAAATCTTTTACGGATGCGCCATTTACAGTTTTCCGAAACCGAATAGCTCTCCTCCTGCGCGTAGGAAGCGAGGATGGTGAGCATGAGCTCTCCATCTCCGCTCATCGAGTGGATGTTCTGCTCCTCGAAATACACATCGATGCCCAGCTGTTTAAATTCCCGAACTGTTTCAAGTAGATCGACCGTATTACGTGCGAAGCGTGATATGGACTTGGTAATGATAAGATCAATTTTACCGTCTCTGCAGTCGGCAATGAGCCGCTTGAACTCCGGTCGGTTATCCTTTGTGCCGGTCAGCGCCTCGTCCGCGTATACACCGATGTACTCCCAATCGTTATGCTGCTGGATGTACCCGCTGTAATAACTGACCTGAGCGGCAAGAGAATGGAGCATGCCTTCCTTGTCACTGGAAACCCTCGCGTATGCGGCGACGCGTTTCCTGCTTGGCATAACAGGAAATGCAGGCTTTATTTCTGTTACTATTCTCATTCTCCGGGCCTCCTTTTCTTGTCCAAGAAGCGCTGAGCGACGTAGCATTCATGGGAACAGAATTTGCGTCCCGCGTTGCCGTAGCTCTCAAACTCTTTTCCGCACACCGGACATACAAATCGGTAGATGGCTTTGCGGCTTACCAATTCCGGGTGAGCATTCCACCATTTTGTGCGGCACTCATCTGAGCAGAACTTCCTTTGCTTATACCCTGGGATCTGTTCGAGGGGCTTGAAGCAGCACCGGCAGTATATGCCATCATTCGCCTTCACTATGTTTCCCGCATAACCGCCAAGTCCGTGCCTTTTGCAGTAGGACTTTACAGTGTTTTCAGGCAAGCAGAGAGCCTTTGCTATACCACCATAGCCACATCCGGCGCCCCGGAGTTTTTTGATTTGTTCTTTTTGACTTGATTTCATTAATCAATGCCTCCTTCCGTCATCGTATATTCGCTCTAAACGCCTGGTTTATCAAGCATTTTAGCGGTAAATACTCTGCGTTGATAAACCATATTTTTGGGTCAGAGCTTCATCAATTTGATGAAATTCATCCTCGTTTATCACGCCGTTGGAAAGAAGCTTTTTGAAAAGAATCATGGCTGTCGTATAGTTGATGAGCGCCTCCTCCTTACCCATGGCGCACCACCTTCGACTTGGCATAGCAGGCATGGGAACAGAATTTACGACTGCCATTTATATAGGCTATAAACTCGCTCCCACAGTAGGCACAGCGGATTTCATGGACTGCCTTCCGGTTGATTGCTTCGCGATGCGCCTTCCACCACGCCGCGCGGCAAGCGGAGGAGCAGAACCGCTTCACTGCGGACTGTGACGAAGGTTTGAGCTTAACTCCGCAATTGCGGCAGACTTCAACATCGGTTACCAGGATGCCACCCAAGTCATTGGATTGGCAGAAGGACTTAATAGTGCTCACTGGCATGCTCAACTCTGCTGATATCTTCGAATAGCTGAAGCCATCACATCGCATACGCGCGATAATTGCTTTCTGCGTTTTTGTCATAAAACATAGCACCTCCCGCCGATAAGCGAAAAATCAACGGGATTCGAACCCTCATTGGGACAAAAAAATACGCCCACGGATGCGGGGGGTTACCGCAGCCGTGGGCATCTTCCTGAAGTGATGGAAATCTGATACTATTTAGAAAACTGTTACAGGGGTGATTTGCATGCTGCCGCTCGAGGCGTATATCGCAAAAAGAAAGAGCGAAGACAACTTGAATGAATTCGATTTGGAAAAAAGAAATGAGAACGCACGCATCTGCGTTAACTATGTATTCGAGTACTTCAACAACTACCTGGACATATCAGCAGTTGATGAAAAAACCGTTCTGAAAGACATCAAGCTCGAAAAGTACCGTAAAACTCTTGAGTACTATGATACGGACATACAGGATTGGCTCGTGAGCATCTATTCTGAACATAACAATCAACTGAACCGGCACATTAAAAACATGATCGAGGATGTGTTTTACCTCTTATATGATTCCGATGCAGAGTTTCGTTCCCTGTCTTACGATATATACTCGAAAATTACGAAAAAGCTGCCGTATATGAAGGAATACTCGGAAATGCTGTTTTTGTTTTTAAAGGATCATCACAAAGTTGTGAGCATACCGAAGTTATATGACGAATTTCCTTTCATATGTGAATCTCTGAATGAATGGTTAGACGAGACATATCAAAAATATGGCGTCAGCATCCGTAATTTTTGTTTCGAGTGGGTTCAAAGATTCCTGTATAAGCCCGACACTTGGCCCAAGACCCACAAAATCAAGAACGAGGATTTCGGCAAATCCGAGTACAAAAAACTTGGATCGCTATTCTGCGGTTACGATTATGACTATAAGCAAAAGGCGAACCTCTTCAATATAGATTCGCTTTACCGGAGTATGCCCAAGAAAAAGTTTATCAAAGGCCGTAAGCAGGAATTTGAGGTTGTTATGATGTACTACTGGACTCACCAGATAGACGGAGACGACGTTTACTGGGATGAATATCTAAATTTAGTCCTGCCAAGCATTGATATAAAATAAGAAGTCATCTGGTATCAATCATATTTGATGTAGCCGTCGAAGCCCGCTAACTTCAGCTTGGTAAGAGTCGCTTCGGCGTTTGCCTTAGCGGAGAATGCGCCGACTTGGACGCGATAATACTTCGTCGCTGTATCGGCGGGCTTAATTAGTTCTGCTTTGACGGCCGCCCGAAAGGAATCCATGTTCTCTCCGTGGCGTGGAAACCAGTGCATCACATCAGCGTGATTGCTGGAGATGCCTTTTCTGTATCCCTCGCTGTGACAGATGACATCGGCGTCAGTCAGACCATATAGCTTGCAGAGATACACGGTTAGTTCCACCGCCTCAGTGAAAACTTTGCGGAAGTACTATGTGTCGGTAAGAGCGTCCTCGCAGATCTCGAAGCCGATATGCGTGTCATTGGCCTTGCCGCCCGCATGCCAGCCGCGATGATTCCATGGCAGCGTCTGATATGTGGCGATGCTTCCGTCGGCTAGCTTTCCAATGAAGGCGTGCACGCAGACCTCACGGCCACTAGGCTTGTCCTGATTCCAATGGTTGTTGTAATTGTTTTTTCCCAGCAAACCGTCGTCGGGCGCGACGTAGCGCTTAATCCATGGGTTGTTTGCACCTGTCGAGTGAAGCATGATTCCCATGGGCGTTATCGTCCTGCCCGCCTTGAAGCAGGCGTTATTTGTGAGTATTTGTTTTCGTAGGTTCATGATCAATCACCTCAAAATTGAAATGGTAGAGTTGATGCCAGAGTGTTGGGATACAAATGATAGGTGAACTTCAAATCGCAGTATGCTGTCGATGAAGTCCCGTTGCTGCCCAGTCGGGCGTATAGCCCATATCCAGCGGGTACCCGGCTCTGCCTTGTCTCAATATGAATGTGTTGGGCTTCAGCGGTGCTGTCAGCTCCAATAGGTGTACTTCGGGATATTCGTGTGAAATTCTGTTCATCGTTGGAGATATAAAAATCAAGTTCCTTCTCAGTCGTATCGGACTGCCTGCAAAGCGTTATCAGATGACAGTCATAGGTGACGGGAGAAAGCAGTCCGCTTTGACCACCAAGTGGAACGCTGCCAATAGGCAATATTGTATGCATCGGCCCTCTGACGCTATTGATACCGCCTGCGCCGGTGACATTACCCGACATGACATATCTTAAGAAGGCGGAGCGTGCAAAGGCATTGATTGTCGCTGATGCGCTTGTTGTCAATGCTATAGCCGTGGTTACATCCTCGGCTTTCTCCAGTAGAAACAGGCTCTCACCGGAAACAACAGTGATATCACCAATAGAAAACCGCTGACTCGTCCAATATGCAGTGGCGATGGGATTCGGGTTCGTTCCCGTCCCATACGCAATATTGATATCATCCTGTACGCCCCTTATCGCTTCGGCAAGCTTCTTCACGGTATTGCGAAGCGTTTCCTGGAGCAGTACCTGCACATTGTTTGCTGCCGGAGTGCTCAAAGAAGTAACGAATGTATACGTTACGTTACCGAGTACAACGCTGTTGCCCGCCAATATGTTTATGAATGTGATAGCAGCCCTTCGGCTTGTCATATCCGGCGCGGTGGCTGTTTCGACAGGGTGCAAGTGGTTGAGTATGATTCCAGTCCGCATGAAAAGAGTGTCATGAGTATCGTTGAGAAGGTCATGCGTGGTATTTAATAGCGCGTAGTTGAGGTTTAGCAGAGCAAATATGTCATTCACATCGAGTGTGGCTAAGGCCGTCAACACCTGGTTCAGCCATTCCTGGGCAGGCGGATCAGGCGGATCGACGATGCCGTCGACAAGTGCTTCCTCAACGATCGTGAGAATCCGCACACTTTTACCGACCACCTCACCGTCAGTAACTCTGATCTCTAACCGACCGACGCCGACAAGCGAAGTATCAGTTGCGCTAGGTGACCAGGTCATCACATTGTCCGCATAAGTCGTGACTACAGGGTAAGCGATACCGTCAGGCCGCATATATATGGCACTCAATGCGGCGCCGGTATATGTGTTATCCAGAAGACTGGTAACGTCAAACTCAAGCTGCCGAAAATGGTGCTCGCCGCGCCGTCCGATGATAACAGTCGCGGCTTTTGTCAGATCGATCATGTTCCATCACCTACCGAAGGCGGCTCCTCATCGCGTCCGTGGAGTTGCTGGAGCACCGCTTTGAGTTTTTCCAGGATGGGCAGCCCGATATGCCCGGCGTTCTCAAGGATGGAAACGCCTTCGTTGCTCAGGTAGAAGAAAATTACAGCAGTGCGCAGGGCGCCTCCACCGGAACTGCCCAGCACCTGCGTATCCAGAATGTGGCCTACGCCAACCAGCGTGAATATGAGTACTTTTTTGAAAATACCCTTGGCACCGATCTCGCTGGACAGCTTCTTGTCTATGATCGCGCAGATCACACCGGTTAGGTAGTCAATGGCTACAAAGGCAATGAGCGCATAGAGAAAACCGTCCGGCCCGCCGAGAAACCATCCGAGAAAGCCGCCGATAGCCGCGAGCGCTGTTTGTATCCAAGTCCATATCGTTTTCATTTTCAAACCTCCGTTCGTGGATTTGTGTATGATAAAGCGCCGCCCCCGCAAATAGCGAGAGCGCATACATAGGGGAATGCTTTACAATGCCAGTATCAGAGCCTGGAACTGCTGCATCACGTCTGCTTTCGGGCGCCCGGTTCCGATGGGGAGCCAAGTCACCGCAGGTATATCGAAGGTCGACGAGGCGTCGAAGCTGTTGACTGCTGTTATGACCGGTTCGATAGCCTTGCGGAGCTCAGATATATGGAAAGGCCAATTTTTGACGGTTGTTTTTGCCGTGACAATTTCCTCGTTCCATACCGTCGGAGTAAGACCATAAAAGCTCCGAACCGCATTAACCGCTGCGCGGAGCGCCTGGATATGAGCCGCTTGCACGTGCGTCACGTTTGCCGTGATTGTATCAAAAGGCGGAGAAAAAACCGTAAAGGCGCGGGCGACCTCCTGGCTTGCCGACTCGATATCGCTGTCAAGGCAGCGGATGGTCACTGTATGGTTCCCAGCGATCAGCGTTTCCGCTTGGTATACCGTGTTAACGCCGTTGCCAAGTTGCCCGCTTGTGGAGAACAGTTCGGGATCATCAACGCTGTTATGCCATGGCCCTGAATCAAGCTTCACTTCCACGATCTGCGTCTGCCCGTCTGGTTCAACGCCCGTTGTGATCATGAAGCGAGGCGCGGCGTTGTAGGTAGAGCTGCCAGATACCGGGCAGACGAGTATAGGAGCGGACGGTGGACTGTTTTTCTTGACCGTGCTGCTGACCGTGAAGGCGGAGACTGCGTCAAGAACGTCGGTTACGTTGATGCGGTACCTTGTGTATGTTCCCGCTACGGATGAGGCGTTAGCCACGTAAGTCCCGGAGGTCACGCCTGAAAGGATGGTCGTAAGCGCCTCGTATGCCGACCAGTTTACGCCATCCGTGGAGGTAGCCTGCTGGAGGACATACTGCTTTATGCCACTGGTACCCGGAACCGTTCCGCTCCACGAAAGAGTTACGGTGTTTACCTCATATATGGCAGGCATAGCGGTAAAGATTGTCGGAGGAATAGGCAGTGTATTTTTACGGACGCTGTTGCCGGATACCGTCCAGTCAGAGTAGAAGCTCTCACCGGCGGCGCCCCGAGTCCTGACCTGGAACCGGCGGTAATTGCCGCGTGTTGTCGGCGGGCTCACGGTTACGCTGCCACTGGTAGCTGAAGTGGTGACGGTGGTCAGCGCTGTCCACGCGCCCCATGTACTGTTGTCTGTGGAGTCACTGTACTGTATTTCATAGGAAGTGATGGCGTTGCCCGCGCCGCCGCTTGCGCCGCTCCACGAAAGAGAAATGATGCCTTCTGCCAGCGTTGCGCTGACTGAGCAGACGGATGGCGCTCCGCAGGCTGTGATATCGCAATAGATACTGTTACTGACCTTTTCTGATGAGTAAACATCCAGTGTGTCTATCGTCCAGATACCGAACTGCGTATATGTTCCCGGCGTCCTCGATACATCGGGGTTGTAACTGCCACCGCTGGCCGACAGTATCAGCGTGGTCAGAACATTCCACGCACTCCAGGTGCTGTTGTCCGTGGATGTCCGTCTTGCGATCTGGTAGCCCTTGATTGCACTTGTACCGCCTGAAGCTCCGCTCCAAGTCAGCGTGATGGTTTCGTCACTGTAGTTGACGGGAGATGCGGCCGCTGTGGTTGGCGGATTGGGTACCGTATTCCTTCGGACGGAGTTCGTAGATACCTTCCAGCCGGAATAATAGCTCACTCCCGCCGCACCTTGGGTACGCACCTGGAATCTGCGGTAATTCCCTCTCGTGGAAGGTGGAGATGTAGCCACACTGCCGCTAGTAGCTGAAGTGGCCACAGTTGTCAGCGCCGTCCATGCTCCCCAAGTGGCATTATCCGTAGAATCACTATACTGGATTTCATAACCGGTAATCGCATTGTTTATGCCGCCGGACGCTCCGCTCCATGAAAGGGTTATACCGCCTTCGGATAGGGTGGCACTCACAGAGCAAGTGGTCGGCGCACCGCAGGCAGTCGTCCGGCTTGCCCAGTCGATGGTCAGCACGATCTGGCTTAAGTCGCCCCTTCCGACAAAACCCATATAGTTGAGGGTGCTGAAGCCGCAATCTATGAACAGACAGTTGCTGGCACCGCTGCCGATGGAATCGATAAGTGCGGTCGAAATGGAAATATCCTTGGCGCCCTGTCCAGCTGAAACGGTGTAGTTATACGCAGAGGAGACCTTCGTAGGCCTGCTTCCGGAGACGCTTGAACCGGAACCGGCGGGCGGCATCCCGGATTGATTCCCTGCGTACAGCGTCATGGTTCTGGCGGAACCCCAATCACCGGCGGCAATCCGGTTCAGGTGAATACTGGCTGAGATGGGGTAATAACCGGCGTAGGTATTGCGGATGCTGGTCAGGTCAAAAACCATGGCGCCGACGTTCTCATAATTACCGGCATCCAGATAAACGCCCTGCCGAACATAAGAGGTAACGCCTGCGATCCAGCTTCCGTTACGCCAGGTACACGCGTTAATGGCCTGATAGGTTGCCATTGATGCTCACCTCACTCATAGACCGACGATACCAGCGAATTTACCAGCCCGCAAAGGCTGGTATTCAGCCGGGTGTCGGTGATGTTGTTCGCTGCAATTGACGTCGCGGCAGCCGGTACCAGCACGTCCGCGATACCGAGCTCATAGACGTCGCTGGTTCTTGTCAGCGCTGGAGCTACAGGTGATGCAGCCGGTGTTCCGGCAACAGCGGCAAGCTGAATGCTTCGGCTGACCATGCTCAGGCGAACCACAATCCGGTCAATACGGGGATTGCTTCCGTTTGCAGTCGTCAGCGGCAAGTTCAGTGCATCTGTGTTCTCATATCGATAACCGTTAATCCACGCGCTTCCTGCCGCGACACTCACAGCCAAACCTGAACCCGGCGAGACCTGCAGGTTTGTCGCGACCGCGTAAAAAACGCCGTTGGTAACAAGGCTTTCGAAATACGCTGCGAAATCCGACGCGTCATAGACTCTGTCGCCGCCGGATGAGTTGAAAAAACCGCTTTTCTCCATACGCCAATTCCTCCTTCTTAGATGGTTTTCGTATATTCGATGACCGCGAAGCCAGTGTATGCCGTCCGGTCTGTGCCGGGTTCGACAACGACATTCGTTGTATCTGCGTAAAGGCCGATTTGCGAGGCGAAGTTGTTGTACCGCGCCAGCGGTAGCGGCAGATAGACAGTTCCGTTAGTCGCCATCCCGGTTACGCTGATAATGGCACTGAGGTTCGCTATGCCATGCGCGGTGTTCCCAGGCACGGCGTTTGGGAGCGAGCCGAGATTCACCACCTTGCGGTATATCGTTTTGCCATCTGTCCATTTGCGCCCCGTGTTCTGCTCCGTTGTGGAATAGTCGGTGAATGCTGTGACAAGGTTGGAGGCGGTAATGGTATTGGTGGCTATATCTGTTCCTGTTATGGTGCCGTTTGCGATCTTTGCACTCGTAACCGCTCCGTCTGCGATTCTTGTTCCTGAAACGGGTGCGTTGTAGACATTGTTGATACTGGCCGCGAAGGTGGTTCCGCGAACGGCAGCTGCGATGTCCGTCAGTGCCCCGAGAGGAAAGCTCAGCCAGTTCGCTTGACCGGCAGGGTTGTTAAATAGATAAACCGAGATTGCATAAAAGGTCATGGTGTTTCGGCTTATGAAAAAACCCATAGCCCGCTGATATCCGTTACCCGTGTCGTCTCCGGCGTGCTTAATCAAGAAGACATGACCATCGTCGCTCGGCTGGTCGCTGAACTTATTTCCGCTCCATGAAGTGAAGTAAAAGGAGTCTCCTGGAACCATACTGTGCAGCGCATACTGACCGACTGAAATGGTTCCCGCACCTACGGTCGGTTCAAGAACGGGGAGCTTCCCAAACAGGTTGTTGATGGTTTCCGTAACGGTATCCCCTTGGATTTGCGGATATACTTCCGTCAGATCACCCAGAGTTTCCACGACTTCCGATATACCAGTCGGCGCCAAGAGTGCGGTTTTAACCTGGCTCATGTCGGAGCGGAGTTTCTGAGCTATCGTAAGCTCAGCTTTTCCGAACGTCACACTGATGCTCTGGCCGTCCGCTTCATAGGTTTCTTCGACCTCCGTGATTCGGGTGAGCATGGAGACACCCCATGCCTTTGAGAAAACCTTGACGGTTTGGCCCAGATCAAAGTCGGTCTTGTAAACAAGGTTGCCGTGTGGATTGACCGACGCGTCAAAGGAATACCGAACCGCCAGCTCGCTCAGCTTGCTCTGACCCCTGAAAATGAGTGCGTCGGTGTAATCAATACCGAAATCATCCTCCTGTAGGTCTTTCGCGTCAACGAAGATCTCGCGCCGGGCTTCCCCGGAGCTGCTGGTGATGGCGACGAATATCCGCTCTGCGCCTTCGCCTTCGCCGCCGATCAGCGCAGTATTAGCGTAGTCCGCCGCGCTTTCCATGTAGATCTGTTCGGTCAGGTTTTCGTACTCCTTGGCAAATACCGCTTGAGAGGTGGCTCCCGAGTACAGTGTCACTGTGAAAATACCCGTTGCAGGATCAAATACGGTCTTGATGCCGATATCCGCTGTATCGCACAGTTCTGTGACCGCCTCCATCAGGTCACGGTAGGATATCTGTGCGCTGACGGGTATGCCGAGGTTCGGAGACGAGAACATTATGCTGGTGATCTGCCGCGCCGGATCAGTAGGGCTGATGAGGTTATCATCCAGAAGCTGCTCCACACAAGCCGAGATATCACCTGAGAGTGTCTCCGTTTCCCACACGATGCGCCGGGCGAGGAAGGCGGTGGCAAAGCGGCCTCTCACGGTAATGATTTCGCTGCCGGTCTGAGACAACTCCAAATGCTCAATAAGCCCGGCTTCCTCATCGTCGCTCTTCCAGAGGATATTTCCTTCCTTCAGAAGCGCTATGTTTTCCAGCGTGGCTATTGCTTTAAGTTCAAAGGAGCCGCATTGGGAATACCGCCGAGTCCAGCGCAGATATTCGAAGGACTCTACAATGCCCGCAAGCTCCCTGTTGGAATCAAAGATATACAGCTCCACGATTACACCCCCAGAAATTGCGGCCGGTAGTAGATGCTGACCTCTAGCAATTCCATATTGACCGAGGCGTCGAAGCGCAAAGTATTGATGCCAGCCGCCAACTGAAAGAAGGTTGAGTTTGTGTCCAGCAGAGAAAAGGCGTTTGTTATGGTTGCGCCGTCTACGCTGAGGACGCGCTTACCCGCGAAGTGGGTATAGACACGTATTTCATCTCCGGCACTCATAGTTGTGAGGAGTTTGATGTACTCTCCGGTATCCATATTCAGCAGTTCCGGATTCGTCACCGTGCCCAGCGCCTGGAACACAATCTGACAGCCGCAGGAGACGTCACCAATATTGTCCACAGTGATAATCTGGCTGGGCTGGCGCATGCCGAACTCCATGCCAGTTTCGGGTATCTCCAGTTCAAACTCAAACAGGGGTATCCATGATGCCAGTTCCTCACGCACCTCCTCCGGTGTTTCAAAGAAGGGCGACGGACAAAGCAGGCTGACAAAGAAATTCGGTATCCGCTGCCGGGTGGAAACTGTGAAACCGGCCTCCTCCACCACGCAGGAAATCTGCCGTCCCCGGTACAGGAGTGTGCCGCGCAGCTTCGGGCTGAATATCTGGAGAAAGCGCTGCCTGCGGGTATACGCCTCGTCCGGTGTATCCGCGACGACTGTGCCCTCCAGCGTGACGTTGCGCATATCCAGCGTGGAGGATATATAAAAGGCGCCGTCCTGATCCGGTGCCTTGAAGGTATTGACGGTCTGACGGACATTGCCGGTACCATCTATCTTGGTAAGGAAATACGGGCGGCTCTGTTTGAGCGTTATGCTCTCGCCGCCCGTATTCGTGTAGGTCAGTTCCATTATGCCGCCCTCCTTAATATGCCAGAGCCAGCTTGCGTGATAAGTTCTTGAATTCCCGAGCGAGTTCCTTTTCGGACAGCGCCTTCGGGCTCACCACGGATATGCTCTGGTTGATCGTAGTACCACTCGTACCAAGCCCTCCGGCGTTTCGGGCCAGGGAGCCGGAAAGGTTCAACCCGGCGTCCACATCAAAGTCGGTAGGGATGGCTTTCTTCATATCCTCGCCGACCTTTTTCATAGCACCCTCAAAGCCGACACCGATACCAAGGCCCATGTTGTTGCCTAGATCAGCGAAAACAGCAGAGGGAGACTTTATGCCGAAGAAGTTTTTGATCTTGCCCATTACATCCCCGAAGAAACCGGATATTTTATCCCAGAGCCATTGTCCGGCGTCTTTAATGCCCTGCCATAAGCCTTTGATGAGATCGAGACCAGCATCCGCCAGTTTAGGCACAAAATCGATGATGGCGTCGATGATACCCTTTACGATTTTGGGAATAGCCTTGACCACTTCAATGATGATCTTCGGCGTGTTCTGTACCAAGGCAATCAGCAGTTGAACACCGGCAAGTATAATCTTGTCGATGTTCCCGATGATCGCATCGATTAGGGAGGTAATGATCTTAGGGATTGCCGCTACGACAGTGGTGATGATCTTCGGCAGGTTTTGTATGAGCGAGATCAGCAGCCGCACCCCGGCGTCGATGAGCTGCGGTATGGATTCAATTACCGCTGTGATGATGCCGTCGATGATCTCGGGTATTGCTTCCACGATTGCGTCGATGATTTCCGGCAGCGCGTCGACCAGAGAGGTCAGAAGCTCGATGCCCGCCTCGATGATTTGCGGGATCGCTCCTATGAGGAAGTCGACGAGGGCGGTTATGATAGCGGGCAGTTCCGCAACAAGCAGGGGTATCGCATCCAGGAGTCCCTGCGCGAGGCCCAAGATCAGCTGAAGGGCTGCGTCCAGCACGAGGGGAAGGTTTTCCACCAGTGTCCGTGCTACCAGAACTACCGCCTGTACGATGGCTGGGATAAGCTGCGGCAACGCGGCGCCGATACCACTGACTAGCGTGGCAATCATCATAACGGCCGCCTCGATAATAGTGGGAAGGCTGGCGACAATGCCGTTCACCAATGCCAGTACCAGTTGAAGGGCGCCTTCGGTCATCGCCGGTAGCGAGTCAATCAATCCCAGCAGGAGCGTCATAACAATATTTGTGGCGGCATCCACGATGATGGGCAGGTTATTCATGATCGCCGCACCGATGGCGCTAACGATGCTCAATGCCAATTCGATGATCTTGGGCAGCTGCTCCAAGATAATGTTCACGATGCCGCCCACGGTCTGGCTAATGACCTGGCTGATCTTCGTCCAGTCGCCGTTTGCCTCGTTAAGACCTTTTGTAAAGTCACCCAACAGGCCCACGCCGTCGTCGGCCAGCACCTGCAACTGTGGCAGGAGCACCAAGCCGAGGGCGTTTTTCGCCGCCTCGCTGCCAGACTTAAGTCGCTGCATAGAGTCGTCGAATTTTCCGAGTGCTTCAAGAGATTCCTGGCTCATGACGGCGCCCATTGCCTTGGCCTCTTCCGTAAGCTGCGCAATGCCCGCCGAGCCTTGTTCAATAAGAGGATTCAAATCCTGGGCGCTCTTGCCGAAAAGCTGCATGGCGAGTGCGTCCCGTTCGGTTTCGCTGGATACGTTTCCGAGGGCATCGATGGCCTCCCAGTATACAGTTTCCGAATCACGGAGGTTACCGCTGGTGTCGGTAACGGATATGCCCAACGCTTTATAAGCTGAGGCGGCAGTTCCTGTACCCTCACGAGCGGAGGTCATGGAACGTATATTCCGCGCCATGCTGCCGGTCAGGGTTTCCATAGAGGTGTCCACCAGTTCAGCAGCATATTTATATGCCTGCAGTGATTCCGTGCTTATACCGGTAACCGTTGACATAGTCAGGACTTCATCCGCGTACTGAGAGGCGCCCACGGTCATATCGGTGAGGGCCTTAGCTGCCCCGACTGTCGCAGCTCCAACAGCGGCAAACGCGGCTGCCAATGCGACGCCGACGCCCTTGAGGACACCACCCAGCTTTTCAAACTTGGCTCCTGCATCATCAGCCTGTCTGCCGGTTTCACCCAGTTCACGCTCCATATTGTTGAGCTCGGCTTCAGCGTTATTTAGCTGTACAGTCCAGTTCTGTGTACGCTTATCGTTCTCGCCGAAGGAGTCGGTAGCATTTTGCAAAGCGGCTCGGAGAGTTTCGATCTTGGCTTTCTGAGCGTCGATGGATTTGTTCAATACTTCATTACGGGCTGTGACCGCCTGCACGCTCTGGTCATTCTTGTCAAACAGCGAGGACACAAGGTTCATTTCGGAACCCAATACCTTGAAGGATCGGTTAATGTCCGAAAGTGCCTGCTTGAATTCCTTTTCACCCTCAAGCCCAATCTTCAGGCCAAAATTGTCCGCCATACCGTCACCTCCTCGTTTTGGACATGAAAAAGGAGTAACCTTCCGGTTACTCCTGAAAATACATATTGTCGTATATGTAAGTAGCTATCTCTGGGTTATAAAGCCTTCGTATATCGGTGAGTATTTGTAGTGCAAAATAGCCTCGATCAGTTCCAACGCAAAAATCCCGGCTGCAGCATCGATGACAACATCAATCCTCCTGCATTTTCGTTTGATCCAATCACCGACATTTTGCTCAGTAATACCGAGACTTTGCATTTTTTTGTCACTAAGGATTGATTTGGCGAGATTACTCATAGCCGAGTTGGGATTGTAATGCTGGCTTAAGAACCTTGCGTTACTGTTTGGGCCTGCTTTTCCAATTTTCAGAAAATGGCCTTCATAATAAAAAGTATAAACCCCCATAGCTCCGCCTGGTAGACTTTTCGGTTGGTGCGGCAGACCTCTGTCGATAATCTTATACAGCGTCTTGTCTATGGGTTTACCAAGCGCCGAGGAAACCTCTTGAATAAGCACATCAAACTCATTTACATAATCAATCACGGCTTACCTCGCGTTTATTTATGAACTATTTCAAATCCTCTTTCTCTAAGAAAACCATTTGATCTCTCTCCGCCATAAAAATATCGAGAATCGAGCTCTTCGCCGTTTACATACTTATTAGCTATCGATAAAACATATTTTGGCGGATATCTTTTTTCTCTGTAAATCAGGTCATATCTTGTAGACTGCCTTTTTTGTGGTACCCCGTTTTCGTCTATGTATTCAATAGCTTTAAGGATATGCTCTCTTGCTATATCGTCCGGTATCATAGCCAACTCTACCATGATGATTCACCTTTCCCTTCAGTAAATATCGTTTAGCTATTGAAGATATTATACAGAGCGAAATATCGAATATCAAGGTAGAATTAGTAAGAATATAGTAGATATTTCATATTCCCTCGGGTATTATGTCGTCTATCGTCACCGCTCGCTTCGGATTCTCAATCCCGTGCCACTGCTTATGACATGCCCACAGGTCGAGAAACAGACCGATGGGCATAAGCCAAAATTCCTCTGCGCTCATGCCCATCTGAACTGTGCCGTAATAATAAAGTCGGGTAAAGACCTCAGCGTCCGTTACCCGACTTCCGCGTTTTTTGAGGATTCATCCTCACTTTCAATATTGCGTTTGGTGCCTCTGAACATCGCCTCGGTGATAGCGCTTTTGTACGCCGCCAGTTCCAGCGGAGAAGTGAGAAGCTCTACATCTTCCTCCGATAGGATTTTCTCCGGTTTATCCCTGTTTTTCAGATTGTGCACAAGGATGGACTGGTTTGCCAGCAGCGTGATCAGCCACACGATCTCATCCAGTGCCATTTCAAAATTCTCGGATTTGAGTAGCTTTTCGCCCAAGTTCTCCAAGCCTCCGTAGCGGCGGGCGATTTCTTTTGTGGCGCGAGTAGTGAGTATCAGCTCAAACTCAGTGCCGCCGATACTAATAACGGCGCTTCTCTCGTTATCCATCATTCAATCCTCCTACGGTTCCGGCGTATACACAGGCTCGTAAACCTGAGTAAACCAGCCAGTAATGGTAGAAGAGGCTACACCTGCGTCGCCCTCGGTAACCTCCGCTTTCCACGGATGCTTTCCGAGTCCGTCAAGCTTATTCCGGCGCATGACTGTACCTTCAATGGTGGGCGTGGAGAAGGTGATGGAATCTGCCTTCGTCTGCAGGTTTGTGGCAGGCAGGCCGAATTTCACGCGATAAAGCCAGAAATAACGGTAGGTTCCGTTGGCCTTCTGTGCCCGGAAGCCAACCGCGCAGGGCGTTCCCACGTTCTCGCTGGCTGAGATAAGTACGCCATTGTCATCTGTGGTTGCGCCAGTCAGATCCGCCGCGACGGTTGGGCCGATGTCGTCCATGCCGAGGGTGAGCGTTCCGTTGTTGAAATCTTTTACAACCTCTGCCGCGCCGTCATCCGCATATAGGATCGCCTCCACCAATTCCACCGAGAGTTCAGCGGTAATGGCCTTGGCGAGCACGGCAGGCGTTCCGTAGGTTTCCTCGCCATTGACATCTTCGGTTATCTTTGAATAGTACAGTCTGTCAAGACCGATGGTTGCCATAGTGTTATTCCTCCAATCCGTAATTTTTCGCCACATCAATGGCGTAATGGTGGTACCCTGTATCGTCCTCGTGTCCGATATACCGGCGCTCAGTCACCGTGAAATCCGCATTCAGCAGTGCATTTGTGATCTGCCTTTTTCGCTGCCGATAATTGGCCTTTGAAAACAGCGATAACCGCGCTTCCTGCACCTCATAGCCCGGCCGGTTATCCGCATGGATTTCAAAAACGTCCGAGAGCGGGAGTATAACGACATACTCATCCGGGGCCTTGCCAGAAAAAACGCCGGTCTCCACGGGAAGCGGGATGGCGGTTACAAGATTATTCAGTTCTGATAAAATGCTCATAGCTTTCCGATCTCCTCCTCCAGCTTGGCGATCATCGCATCGGTGCAGGGCTTCCTGGATGCCGTCCTCGCAGGCTGCAGGAAGGGCTTTGCGGGCTGGCCGTGCTTGCCGTACTCGATGATGTTGGCAATTTTGGCGTTGCTTTCACCGTCAGAACGCGGCTCCGCAAAGCCGACCTTCACGTTGAAATTTCCGTCTCTGTCCTGCTTGGCATCCGACAGGCCTATGGAAGAGAGGAGCTCGCTCGTGGTTCTGGTTGGATACTTGGTGCCTTTCCCGATTGATGTGCGAAGGTTGCCTTTGACCTTCTCCAGCACTACCTTACCTCCGACCTCTAGAACGCGCGGTACGATCACGTCGATCTGCGTACCCAGCCGGGACACACGAAGGAGGAATTCCTCCGGCATTTGTATATTGACTTTCGCCATATCCGTCACCTCACAGAAGGCTCCAGCCGCTCGGCCAGAACCTCGGTATATATCCCGCGTCCGCGCACATCCTCCGCGCTAAGAATCCGGTATCGACCGTCGGTACAGGTGATAAGCATCTCGGCTTTAATCGTGAGACCGGGAATCTTTCTGAACCGAAACAGAGAAGACGCTGTTGAGAACGTCGCCATGTTCGTCCACTTCTCGCTGCCGTGCCGGTCTTCCTTGTACGCGCGGACAGAAGCAAGAATGGTATCTCCTGTTGTGGCAAAGCCCTCCGCGTCCTTGGTTGGTGCTGTGCTGATGATATCGATGAAGGTGTTCATTTTCCCGAAGCTCATGTCAGACACCCCATTCCCGGTCGAGACGGAGCAGCATGTTGACTGTATTCCATACCTGCTGCCCGGCCTGTACGCTGTCGGCGAAGAAACCGGCTGTCGAGCCGTCTCTGCTTTCGTAGAAATGGCCCGACAGCATGATGATCGCCTGTTCCGTGGTGGGAGGCATGGTGTGTGTTCCGTACCATCCGGCGGCGACATGCTGGTAGCTCTCCGCATAGGAGACGGCGGCTGTAATGAAGCTCAACAGGAGTTCGTCGTCCGCGTCGTGCGCCAGGATCAGATTCGTCTTGACCTTGGGGAGAAGATTATCTGTCGTTGCCATACCAGCCGCCTCCTACTGCTCATTCTTCGTCAGCTACCATCAAGCCCGCTGCTTTCAATTTGGCGAGCAGGGCATTGAAGTCTGTCACCAGACCTGCCGTATCAGTTGCGGTACTATCAACCTGGTTTTCAGCAGCGGGGAGCCCTGTTACCGAGGCTCCAGGCTGAATTACCAGCGTTCCACCAATAACCCATTTCTCTCCGCCCTGCTCCATGTAGTTTTTTGAGTTGTAGTCGCTCATAGCTCAGCCCCCTTACGCGTGCTGCTGGAGAACCTTGATTGCCTCCGGCAGGATCAGCTTGCCATCCACGCGCTGGGTGGCGACGAAGCCCACCTGACCGGTGACAGCGAAGAGTTCGTTGAGCCGTTTGAACACGCGCCCCTGACGGTCGGCTACCCAGTAATAGCTGAAGTCGCCGAACACGACAGTCTTGGCGGCCGCAGCAATAGTGGGCGCATACGCCGAGGTATACAAGGGACGGTTAAGGATGGTATCGGGCGTACCCGCCTGCAGGGAAGGCTGCCAGAGGTACTGGCCTTGGCCGTCCTTAAGCTTGCGTATCGCCTTGACGGTGGCGTCGTTCATGACAAAAACAGCTCTGTTGCGGTAGGGCGCCTTCAGCGAGTAAAACAGGTCGAGAACCTCATCGATCGTGATAGCCGTGGCACCGGCCGTGGTCACGCCAAGTTGGGCGCCACCTAACGCGGCGAGGATACCGGTCGGCTTGCCGGAGCCGTCGCCGCTGAAGAAGGCTTCCTCTTCCTTATTGCCGATGCGTCGACCGAACTCTCTGGAGATGTAGGCTTCGAGGTTGAACACGGAGTCGTTCAACAGTTCCTCGGAAACCTTGATCAGGGTGCCAAGCTTGTAGGCGCCGATGGACACTTGACCGAATGCATCGTCGCTCTCGGGAATGGTTCCTTCCTCGTCGATCCACGATGCCGTGCCCTTGGAGGCGACCACAGGAATTTTACGGTCGCCGGAAGAGGTGGTGATGACGTTGGCTAACCTACGGAAAATGTTCTCGTCATCGAGAGCTTCCACAAGGGTGCGTTCAAATTCGTCAGGCACAAGATAACCGCCCTCGGAATCCGTGCCAATTTGCAGGGCGTTTTTCACGTTTACATCAAGGCCCTCATTACCACGAGTCCGCATGGCGTTCCAGAACGCCTTCCGATACTCAGCGGACGCACGGCCGGTCTTTTCCTCGGCAACTTTGCCCGGTGCATTGGTGATGGGGTTACTGGTTGCGCGGGAGAGTTCGAGATCAATGGCGGCCTGCCGCTCGAGGCGTTCGACTTCCTTGCCGAGAGCCATGACATCAGCTTCCATTTTCTCGTAGATGGCGGTATCCTCGGCAGACAATAGTCCGTCATTTCCGCGCTTGGTATCGAGGAACGCCTTTGCCGCGTCCCACGCCTTGGCGCGTTTTTCGCGCAGTTCAAGAATCTTGCTCATTATGATGTTCCTCCTTAAATTAGTGAGAGATTAAGGAGAGCCGCTTATCCAGCGACTCAATCGGGGTACCCGTTTTCGGTTTTTGTTTCTTGGGAATCTTCCCAAGAAGGGAATTGCACACCGCCGCACGGGAAAACATAAGAAGCTGTCCCGTATCCAGCAGGATACGTTCCTCGCCCTCCGCGAACAGAAGCTTATCGGCAAAACCAAGCTCAATAGCCTTGTTTGCGTTCATCCATGTTTCCGCATCCATGAGGTGCGATATTTTTGCGCGGGAGAGACCGGATTTTAATTCATAGGCGTTAATGATGCTTTCCTTGACCTCATCCAGCAGAGCTTTGGCGCGAAGCATTTCCTCGCTGTCGCCGATGGCAATGGTCGAGGGATTGTGAATCATCAGCATGGACACCGGCGACATATATACATCGCCGCCTGCCATGGCAATCACACTTGCTGCCGACGCTGCCAGCCCGTCGATCTTAACTGTGACTTTTCCGGTGTAGTCCATCAGCATATTGTAGATTTGCGCTGCAGCAAACACATCGCCGCCGGGCGAGTTGATCCATACAGTGACGTTACCGGAGCCTGTCATTAGTTCGTCCCTGAACAGCTTTGGTGTCACCTCGTCGCCGTACCAGGTCTCATCGGAGATTTCGCCGTTGAGATACAGGGTGCGTTCCTCGGCAGTTTCATCACGCACCCAGTTCCAGAATTTCTTCATTTACTGTCTTCCTCCTGTCCGTTGTTGATTGGCAAACGCCCCGGCGTCAGCCAGCTTAGTCATGTTGCCGTTGACCAGATATAGGTCACCGCCTTCCTCGGTGGGAATGCGGTTCATGTCCTCCAGTTCCCGGATGTCGTTGGCCGACATCCAGCCGTTCTGCCGTCCGACGGCGTAACCGTTCATACGGCTCTGGTAATCGCCCCGAAGCAAACCATCCACATTGAACTTGATGAAGATGGCTGACTTCTCGGAGGGAAGAATAAGGGACTGCTGTAGGCTCTGTTCCCAGCGTACCACCCACGGGTCAAGCGTGTATTTCACGAATTCCAGCGACTGTTGCTCGATGTTGCTGAAGCTGGACTTCTCCAAGTCGCCAACCATGTGCGGCGGCACGCGGAAGATGCGGGCGATCTCGTTGATCTGGAACTTCCTCGTTTCGAGAAACTGCGCATCTTCGGGCGGGATGGACATCTGGTGAAACTTGAGCCCTTCCTCCAGCACCGCAATCTTATGGGAGTTGGTGCCAGAAAACTGGGCGTGCCAGCTTTCACGTAGCTTATCGGGGTCTTTTACTACGCCGGGATGTTCCAGAACGCCGCCGGGGTTAGCGCCGTTGGCGAAGAAGGTAGCGCCAAATTCCTCGGTGGCCAGCGACAGGCCGATGGCGTTCTTAGCCATGGCGATGGGGCTGTAGCCGACGAGACCGTCGAAGCCCAAACCCGGTACATGGAGCACTTCATCCCGGCGGAGCGTGATTGTCGCGCTACTCGGGTTGAGCCTGCTTTCCTCAGCGTCCCGTCGATATGTGTAAACCAGCTCGCCGTTTGGCGCCCGGCTGACTTCCATCTTGTTAGGCAGGAGTGGATAGAGGGCGATAACCTGTCCTCGTCCGTTCCGTACCATCTGCGCATAGGCGTTGCCCCAAAGCAAAAGATGACTCATCAGCGTCTCTCGGAACACGAATGAAGTCATCTCAGGATTGGGTTCATTATGAAGCAGATAATATAACGGATGCTGTGCGACGCGCTCTTTTCCTCCATCCATACGGTATCGGTAAACATGGAGTGGTAACCCGGCGATGGCCTCGGCTAGTATCCTTACGCAGGCATACACCGCAGCCGATTGCATAGCCGTCCGTTCATTGACCGTCTTGCCGCTGGTCGTGCCACCGAACAGGAAGGAGAACGCGCCACCCACACGATTTTGCGGTTTATCCCGCGATCGGAACCGGATAAGCCCTGATAATATACTCAATATTGATCACCTCCGAAAAAAGGGCATGAAAAAGGCACCGCCGAAGCGATGCCTTTCGAGTGAAACTATTCATTTGCAAGTTATATCAGCCCGTATTTTTTTGTCAGCACCTTAAGGTCTTTTGCCCACTCCTCAAGCGGTAGTGTTTCGTTCCTTTCATTAGCCCGAATAGCTGTCCGGGCGACATCACGTATAAGAATGAGGACGGTATCGAGCTGTTCAAGTATGAGTTTCCCGTTTTCGCCCAGCTCATCATCGAGCCCCTTTTGGGAATCTTCGAACTGGTACATGCTCTGGAATATCTTAATTTTCTCCAGCACCAGGGAGTCGCAAACAAATTCGTTAAGGGTTTGGTCACGCCGGATCGAATTACATTTTTGACACGCCGGTACGATATTCCCTTTAACGAAGCGTCCTCCTTTGATTGAGGGCACTATGTGGTCGGCAGTAAGCTGAATAACGTCACCGCTCATCCCGCAATAAGCGCAGTGGTTATCAAAAAACTTTATGCCGCACTCGTAGGCATCAGGATCATGGCTGGATAACAGTAGTCCATCACGAATTGCCTTTTTAAATCCACCTTTGCCTACACCGAGTTTTTGTGTTAGAGATGTTTTCCTCTTCGCCGTTTTTTTCATATTGCAGCCCTCACGATTCTGAAATCTCTTTTTCGTAGATTTCTTTCGCCCTATTGACAATTTTGGGATCGAGCCGGTTTGAACTAATGATGATTTGAAGTGCCTCTAAATGTAGCCCTTCACGGAAAATCTTCCGAGCCTTCGATGTACGCGACCGTTTTGAGTTCGTTGTGAAATCCTCCGGCAGATCGTCTGCTGGGGTAAGGTCGTGCTTAAAGTCGTAATAATGCTCAATGAAGGTGCTTTTTCCTATTTTGTTCAGAATCTCCATAGTCTCGACTCCTTTACTTGTTGCCTTGCGCGGCGAGCTGGGATCTGCCTGGGTCATTATATCACCCTCACCATCAATGGTTGTGATACGGTATTTCGGCCGATCATCCTTAACGATTACGACCTCTCCGTATTGGGATAGAAGCTGCTCCACGGTACCAAAATCAACAAGAACTTGCGATAGCGGAACGAACTGATTAAAATTCACATTTACCACCTCGCATTTATCATAATGCACGATTGGGTAATTGTCAATACCTAATTAGGTCTAATTGGGCAATATTTTATAAGATGAGCAGGCCCCTCTCGTTGTACACCGACTCTCCTCCACCTGAGCCGCAGCGAATGGCGCGGTCGAGCGCCATAATGGTCGCCACCGCGCCGTCAATTTTCTCGGTGCTCTTTTCCTTGTCCGGTTTCACATTGCCCGCCGGATCGGTCTTGACATAGATGTTATCCATCATCCACCGCAGGACGGGATGCCCGCCGTGAGCGATTTTCTGCTCCAGTGTCAGCTTCATAAGCTCTTTAGTCGGCGGGGACATATCTTTGAAGCCCTGCCCAAAGGGAACGACCGTGAAGCCCAACCCCTCAAGGTTCTGAACCATCTGCACGGCACCCCACCGGTCGAAGGCTATCTCCCGGATGTTGTATTTTTCACCGAGCTCCTCAATGAATCGCTCGATAAAACCGTAATGAACAACGTTACCTTCCGTGGTTAACAGATGTTTCTGCCGCTCCCAGAAGTCGTATTGTACATGGTCGCGCCGGACGCGAAGATCGATGTTGTCCTCCGGCATCCAGAAGAATGGCAGAATTTCATATTTGCCGTCCTCATCCACCGGCGGGAATACCAGCACGAAAGCTGTAATATC